CGACCCTTCTCCCGATCCACCGTGAACCATACTTGACCGTCATTGATCGTGTAGCGGCATCCTGCTTGGCTTGCGTCCATGTCTGTCCGGCACCGCCCCAGATATAGCCCCATTTCTGATCCAGCGCGAACTGGAACTTCGCAATGAGCGCCTGTGCAGTAATCACCCGTTCTCACCGTCCCCGGAATCGACGGACTTGTCCTCCCGCCCATGTAGCTGCGCCAGAATCTCCTTGAGCTTGTCCGGTATTGGTAGACCCAAATGCGCGGCGTTTTCCAGCATCGAAAGCCCCTCATTGCTCAGATAGAACGCCACCACCGCGCCACGGAGCGCGCTGCCGGTACCGACCACATGCACGTCCACGATGTTGGCTACACCGACCAGCATGAAGATCAGCACCTTCCGAAATATGCCCCGGAAGCCTACCTCGCTGGAAAGCTTCTTGTCCGAGATAGCACACATCACTCCGGTGACGTAATCCAGCACCACAAAGATGATCAGTGCAATCAGCATGCCGTCCAGCCCTCCCAAAAAGAAACCGAGCCAGCCCCCGATCACGGCGAACGCCATCTGCAGCTTGGCCCATACCAGATCAATCGAAAAATCCCTCATGTGATATCCTCCTGTTTGTTGATGTATCAGAAAAGCCGCTCCCTAATTGGGAACGGCTGATCAGCGAATTATGTAATTGTTCTTGCATTAAGATCCGATGGCTACCCAGTCTATCGCCCGGCTCGTAGAGAACGTACCGCCGACTACGCAGTAGCAGCCAGAGGTGGTTTTAGAGTAGATCTTGAGTGCACCGTAGTCACCGCTCCAGTTGGTGCTGGTAGTCGAATAACAGACAAATACCTTCGGAGTACTCGTAAACCCAGCCGAAGAATAGTTCAGATACGCCGCGCTGGAACCGCTGACAGAAGACGATCCGAAGGCGAATTTGTACGGCAGCCGGACAGCGGCCAGTGTACCCGACGTAATGGCGGACGCTGCGTGGGTGTGCGAAGCCGCTGCGGCTCCAAGCGCTGCCAGCGTAATCCCGAGGTTCGTTCTTGCATCAGCGGCCGTTGCTGCTCCTGTTCCGCCATTGGCGACGGGCACCGCACCTGTCGTGTTACCGAGTCCCATGGCATTGCGCAGACTTGTTAGAGATATTTGCCCTGTGCCCCCGTTGGCTACGGGAACCGCACCCGTCGTATTCCCAAGGCCCAGCGCGTTACGGATGCCTGCTGCTGTCGTTTGCCCAGTACCACCCTCGGAGATCGCCAGCGGGGTATCCAGTGAAAGCGGCCAGCCAAACGCGGCTTTCCCGGTTTCTTCCGCAACCTTACCGAATGCGATGCCGCTGCCATCATTATAGAAATCCATCAGCACCTGTTTGGTGCCAATGCTGACCGATTGTTCCACCGCGCCAAACCAGTCCGTGACCCGGATCATGACATCGTAGCTGTGCAGCGTATCAAAGGTTGCGGATAACAGCTGGTTTACAACCGCCACGGCATAATTCGTGATGGTTGGCGTCAGTACGTTGATCCAAGTGCTTGCTGTGGATAGCTTATAGTAGATCGTACAAACCATCGTATTATGACTGTTCACGGACGACACACTCGCCGAGGCGGACACGCGCACATTGACGCCGTCCACCTGCGAAGCTGTGCCTGCCGGATTACAGCGTTGCGCGGAGAACTGCGACAGCAAAGGCGATGTGTACGCAATCACGGTTACGGTCCGGGTGGCTGACGCCGTACGTCCGCGGCTGTCGGTGACCGTGACGGTCATGGTGTTGTCGCCAGCAATGGTCAGTATATTGGAAGTAAAGCTATCCCCGGAATAGGTTACGCCGTTTAGTACTGTGCGATAACTGGAGATGGTACTGCCCTGCACACCCAGCGCGGAAATGATGATCGCCAGCCGGCTCTTGCTCTGTACAAACCCGCCAAACTGCGCTGCCAGCCCAGCGATCACCTCAGTGAAAGCGATATTGGAGATGCTGGGGATGACGCTGGATGGTACCATCAGCGTCAAGGAAACGGTGCGAGTGCCCGTCAAAGTGGTACCGTAATAGGTTTGGCAGGTGATGGTACACGTACCCGCGGTGGCCGACGGGATCTGCTGCGCCAGCGTGACCGATGGCGTCCAGGCATAGGACGCACCGATACCTGTGGCGATCGTCCCAGATGCGCCACCAAAGCTGTACAGCAGCGTGTTGGTGGCAGACGTACTCTGCCGGTTGGTGTAAATGGTCACCGCGCTGCCCATGTCGACGGAGCTTGCGGATACTGATGGCTGGCTGACTGCTTCCTCATAGGTAACCGTAATCGTAACAGCCGACCATTGCAGATAGTTGGTAGCATATCCGTTGCTGCTGGAAACAGGGCTGGGATTGTAGATACAGAAGGTATTGTTGCCCAGTGCCAGATACGCCGCGATATTGGTCAGCAGCGTACCGGACATCGTATAGCTGGTGGTGTTATTGTAGAAGGAACCCGTAAAGGTGCCCAACGCGTCACCGTAATACCCACCACCGGTGATGCCAGACTCCGATGCCGCCTGATACAGCGACTTGCGCAGGTATACCGTCTTTGTATACCAGTCGCCATACCCGGCAGCATCCGAGGTGAAGGTAAAGGAAACGGCGGTGATCAGTTTGCCCGCGAGCGATAACCCGGAGAAATTGATGATGCCAACCAGATTGTAATCGTCGACATAGTACTCCTGAGCGGCGGCATCGCTCTTGAAATTGCTGGAGGAGGTCGTTTTCCGTGTACGCAATGACGCGGAATAGGATACCGTTGTAGCCATACCCTTCTCCTCTCCTAGTCAGTGTAGAGCACGGACAGATTCCCGTTCGTTTGAGGCGCAAAGGCAAACTTGCCAATGATGAGCTTGGTCAGGATCTCCGCCTGTGTAACATACAGCTTGTTATCTGACAGATAGGCGACCTCTGTATTGTTCATGTAGAACGCCACACGGTCATTGACCACACGGAAGGTGACTGGGTTACCGGTCTTACCGATGGTCAGTCCGTCCTCGCCGAACTGCATATAGGTGCGGATGAGATTGAGCTGTTCCTCGGTTAATGCCTGGTTATTCTGGGTGACCTCGCTGAGCTCATTGATCTGGGAAACCGCCCAAGTGAAATTGCTCTCGGTTTGCTCGGAAAGCGAGGCCACGCTCGCGCCCAGTTGGTTAACATCCTCCGCCGGCGCGTATTGCTGCCGAACCTCGTTTCGGATGGCATCCGCCGTAACAGAGATCATGGAGACGGCGTCGCCCACCGTATCCAGCGCTTCATCCTTGGCTGTGGCGACCTCGCCTTCCACATACAGCCGCAGAGCAATATTCCCGGAGATATCGACGGTTTGCAGGTTCGTGATAAATGCGGCATTGGCAAACAGGTCATCCACATCGAGGTTGGCTGCCTGGATGGCACCGATCAGGGCCTGGTCGGCGAAGATGCTGGAAACATTCAGTTCCCGTGCTGTGATGGTGTTTTCGATCAGCTTGCCACCGGAAAGGGACCCGTCCGCAACGTCGGTATCGGTCACTTCCTTCTTCTGCGCGGTGACCGTGCCGGATTCGTTTACGGATACGGCGTAGAAGCTGCCGTCTGTTCCCTTGACGATCAGCTCGCCGACCGTCAGGGTTGCCATGTTCGCTTCCGTGACCGCCAGATCCGCCACGTACAATTTGCCGTTGACACCTTTTTGGATGATGGCTGTGCCGGCTGTCAGGTCCTTGATCTGCGCCCAGTCGATATCCGCTGTTTGGATATTGGCATTGACCAGATTGGCGATCGCCGTATTGAGTTCCGTAATCGCTGCCCAGTCAATGCTAGCCGCCTGCAGGTGTGCAGTCGTAATCTGCGCCACGGCAATATTGGCAACCACTGCACTCAACTCTGTTATCGCTGCCCAGTCGATACCGGCGTTCTGGATGTTCGCAGTTGTTATTTGCGCGGAAGCGATTTCCGCGATCATCGTATTCAGGGAAGCGATGTTCGCCCAATCGATATTCGCCTGTTCGATATTGGCCGCGGTGATCTGTGCCGTTGCGATTTGGGCAATCTGCGCAGCCAGCGTGCCGATATCCGCCCAGCTGATATTCGCGTTCTCGATATTCGCCTGTGTTACCTGAGCCACAGCGATCGATGCTAAAGCGGCATAAAGAGTATCCGCAGTCATATTCCCGGCAGACAGCTCCTCGATCTTCGCAGTCACTGCGTTGAGTGCTTCTGCATTCAATGAGCCGACCGTCGCCTCGGCAATCTTGGCTCGGGTAATGGCCGCGTCCGCGATGTGCGCGGTACCTATGGCCGCCATTTTGATTTGCAGACTCCCCACGGAGCCGTTTTGCAGCTGCCCGCTACCCACTGAGTTGATGGCGAGTTTCGCGCCGGTGATGATCCCGCCGCCCAGCTGCCGGGCGGAAATCATATTACTTTCGACTGTATCCGCAACGGTACCCAACGTCATTGCGGTATACTTCCGGGTCAGACAATCGTAGGTGTACTGCGTCAGCCGCAGGGAGACTTCCACACCAATCCGGCGGGCGATCACGCGTACGCTATCGCCCAGGAAGATGTTCTGCAGAAAGCCATACGGCCTGTATTCCTCGGTATCCGCACAGTTGATGAAGTCCACATCCAGCGTGACCGTGGGCAAATCACAGCCGGCATCGAACTCCGCCTGCGCCGCTTCCCGCATTTTTGTTTTGACCTGCTCGAGGGTCAGTTCATCCGATATCTTTGCTTCGGACACCGGCAGGTGGATCCATTTGGGATGCGGGTAGCTGCCGATATGCGGGCTGTCGATATAGAGTTCATCGAGGTACAGGACCTCGCCGTCCTCGGTTTCACCAGTCGGCATGATCCGGGTGACGACGTTGGTCAGGTCCACATCATAGGAGATCCCCAGCAGGTTCTTGCCCTGCCGGATCTGTACATCTGTGTCGCTGCCGACGCGCTCGACCAGAAACACATCGAACCAGTCAAGGGCCAGTTCCGCGCCGTATCGCTCTGTCAACCCGCCCTCGCCCAGCAGGGCTTCCACGGGATTGGTGTTTTCGAAGTTCACGTCTTCCGCCGTGGAGGTGAGATCGGAATAAAAGGTGAAGTCGTGGCTGGATTTGCATTGGAAGGAAATATTCTGCACAACGACCGAGCCAATCGTGGAGGATGAGGGCTGGTAGGACTGGATCATATTGTCCATGAGGTCGTAGAACAGATGCCGGGCGTATACGGTGATCTTGGATAGTTCAGGCACAACCCGGTAGATGCGGAACGGCTGCTCACGTAGCTGTCGGCTCTCGACTACAGCGCCCGTACTGGTGACGATGTTGCCCTCAGTACGTACATACGATAGAAATTCCGTAGACATATACCCGTGTTTGCCGTCAGGAGCGGTTACCTCAAACCAATCCGCATTGGTTTTGTTGAGGATGATGACCTCGGTATCGGTCGGATAAAGCTTCAGTGTTTTATTTCCGGTACCAGGACCGGTGCGCAGTCGCAAGCGTCCACCAACGACCTTGTAGATCTCACTGCCTTCGCTTTGGCTGACCAACTTCACCCGCGGCGTCATTGCGGCAGGCACTGGGGCACGAAGGATACAGCCCTCTGCCAGTCGCTGCCACTTGCCTTCATCATCCAACAGATGCTCAAGCGTCAGTTCCCACTCACCGTTCAATGTTTCCATTACGGTACAAGATGTA